TTCGGCCTTCGCGGCGTCCCCAAAAACACCAGTCGCACCCTCAAGCAGCTGGTCCCGCCACTGTTTGATCTGGTTCGGGTGAACGTCGAAATCCTGTGCCAGCTCGATCAGCGTCTTCTCGCCCTTGATCGCGGCCACGGCCACTTTCGCCTTGAATGCCGGGCTGTGATTCCGGCGCGGTCGTTTTGTCATCATCATCTCCTCGCTTGCAGCATCATGCTGCTGTTGCGCGGAAAATCCACTTATCCCAGTTGTTCAAATTTGCGCAGCCACCTCTCGGCATGCAAAAAAGGTCATATGCAGGATATCAACTGGCGGGGTCTCGTTCATCGTGGACAAGGCCAAGCTGGCTGCCGATCTGCAATGTGGTTTTTGGATCGCGGCACTAGTGCAGACCCAAAGGACCTATCCATTGAATGCGACTGCGGTGCACGCGTTGAATTCGAGTACCTTTTTGCTGAAGGGATCCTCGGCGGTTGCAACGGTCATCAGCCATGGCTTGGCGATCAATCGGTTGATGCAAACGGTTGCAACGAAAACCTCAAGCTCTTGGTACGCGGTGCAACGAATGCGTACTTTCCGCAGGTAGCAAACGTCATAGCCCTACCTGTTGATGCCGACCTTATCGGCGACGTAATCAAGGCTAACCTTGCCAACCTTGCACCACTCACAAGTGTCGATCAACTGATAGGCGTGCTCAGCTTCAGCCCAGCACTTTCAAACTTGTTTGGAAAGGTTGACCCAAATCAACTTTTTTCCAGAATTCAGGAACTGAAAAACACCACAGATTCCGACACCTCTGTCCCAAGTTCTTCGCCGAAAGTCGCAGAGTTCGACATCTTGGCTTCCGGAAAAGCGACGATAGGTACGAACTCAATTGACTCCCGACTGCATGCGACAACATTACTGGATCATGAGTGGAAGACCGGCGACAGCCTTGAGCGACTGCTTTCTCGTGTCGTGGCGGTCAAGCGGCTAACGGAGGTAACCTGCCTTTACGGGTTTACCCGGCTAGAGCCTGCCCCAGTTGCGTCGGATGGCAGCTTGGAGGAGGTTCTGCTGGCCGTTGAGGGTGCCAGTCTCGGCGACGCAGATTGGCTTCCAGCAATCGAGCAGAACGGCGAGGGCATCTTCTTGCAGTTCGATCCATCATCGGTTGGAAAAATCGTTCAATCAGGTTTCAACTTAGAGCGGATCAGCGCTCTACGCTTGGCCTACCAGGACTGGGCGGGGAAATTCAAGAATTCCCCAACATTTCCCGGCGGGGCTTACACCTTTCTGCATTCTCTTTCACACGCTCTAATGTCCGAGATAGCCTTGCAGTGCGGCTACCCCGCTACGTCCATAAAGGAGCGTGTGTACGCTTTGCCTACAGACGGAACACAGGGTGCCATCGGTCGACTCGGCATCCTGATTTACACATCCGCATCTGGCGCACAGGGTTCGCTGGGCGGCTTAGTCGCAATGGCACCCAAGATCGTCACGCTGTTGGACGCGGCAATCGAAAAGATGCAAGTTTGCTCAAACGACCCGATTTGCTCCGAGAGCACCCCGCAGGCCCACTTTGATGGCTCATTGGTGAACGGTGCCGCGTGCAACGCCTGTCTTCTAGTTCCCGAGACGAGCTGCGAAATGCGCAATATGCTGCTTGATCGTCTCATGTTGTCGGATTTACCTTCAGCCCTTTCCTGAGGCTGCTGATCAGGTTTTTGCAATCAATATCGTTGCTGCTTTTGCCCCCCTTGGCATGGTTCCTCCCCGGCCCTGAATGTATGCGGGGGGGCGCAGCGCAGCATTTCGCTAGCGACAGGCACTTTCACCGGGGAATCCAGGCGGAAGCCACCTGCCGGGCGATCTTGAAAAAAGTGACTCATTATCAAAGGCTTGCGGAATCACCATCTTGGCGCGCTGGATTCTTTTCGGAATCCAGGGAATCCACTTAGCGGAAGCCACCCAGTCGGAAGCCAGCCAAGGGAAGCCACCTGCCTGGAAGTCGTTGAATCCAAGCCTGTTTTCCAATTGACAAAGCTGCCCCCCTTGACCTACCTATTGATCATCGAAGAATAGCGCCCGAAGGATACCCCTCTCGGGCGCTTTCGTTTTTCCCCACATCGCGGATCCTGATTCTGTCGCTGGCCTTGTCGCCAGCGCGCATCGTCGTATCCGCCCTGCCAAAATTGAGAACCACCCCATGGACCTGGTCTTTGCGCCGCGCCAGATCGAAACTTGGCCGATTGACCGGCTGCGCCCCTATGCACGCAATGCCAAAATCCACGGTATCGACCAAGTGGCCAAGATCGCCGCCAGCATGGCGAAGTTCGGCTGGACTGTGCCTTGCATGGTCGCAGACGATGGCGAACTGATCGCCGGGCATGGCCGGGTTCTTGCCGCCACCATGCTGGGGCTGAAAGACGTACCGGTGATCCGGCTGAGCCATCTCGACGAGGCCGAGCGCCGTGCTTACCGGATCGCCGACAATAAGCTGACCGAGTTGGGCGAATGGGATGAGGCGATGCTGCGTGACGAGATCGCGGGTTTGCTAGCTGAGGATTTTGACCTGTCGCTGCTGGGCATCACCGACGAGGATCTGGACGCCTTGCTGCGCGATCCGGATCAGCTGGAAGGTGGCGCTGTCGAGGGTGAGGATGACATTCCAGAACCGCCGGTCACGCCGGTTTCCGTGGCAGGCGATCTGTGGCAACTCGGATCGCATCGGCTGATCTGCGGTGACAGCACCTCCGCTGATGTGGTTGGGCGGTTGCTTGGAGCTGTGAGGCCGCTGCTGATGGTGACCGATCCACCCTATGGCGTGGAATATGACCCGTCCTGGCGCAACCAAGCTGGGGCGGCGAAGACCAAGCGCACCGGGAAGGTGCTGAATGACGACCGGGCAGACTGGCGTGAGGCATGGGCGTTGTTTCCCGGCGATGTCGCTTATGTCTGGCATGGCGCGCTGCATTCCTCGACTGTGGCCGAAAGCCTTGTGGCGGCTGGATTCAATGTCCGGTCACAGATCATCTGGGCCAAGGACCGCCTCGTCCTCAGCCGTGGCGACTATCACTGGCAGCACGAACCGTGCTGGTATGCGGTGAAGAAGACCGGCAAGGGGCATTGGGCGGGTGACCGGAAGCAGACCACGCTCTGGCACATCTCCGGCAAGGATCAGGACGCGGCCACAGTGCACGGTACGCAGAAGCCGGTCGAATGCATGCGGCGGCCAATCCTGAACAACTCCAGCCCCGGCCAAGCAGTCTTTGAGCCCTTCATGGGATCCGGCACAACATTAATCGCGGCGGAAACGACCGGCCGCGTCTGCTTCGGGATCGAACTGAACCCGGCTTACGTCGATGTTGCCATCGAGCGGTGGCAACAGTTCACCGGCGCCAATGCTGTTATGGCGGAAACGGGTGAGACCTTCGCCGACCTGAAGGCCAAGAGGCTGGCGACATGAATGCGCCCCTGCTGCAGGGTGGGGTCCAACACTGGGCCCTCGCTTGGCTCACATGCGCATGACACAGTCCCGCAAGATGTCACTTGTCGAGGCCGTAACGAATGTCGTCGTGGGCTATGCGCTGGCCATCGGGACGCAGATCGTAGCGTTTCCATGGTTTGGCCTGCACCTGTCGCTTGGCGAAAACCTGATGATCGGCGCGATGTTCGTCGGCATCTCACTCCTGCGCAGTTACGCGTTGCGCAGACTGTTCCAGCGCTGGGGGTGAATTTCAGATGATCAGGAGGCGGTCAAACGATGTACCGTGCCGCGTCCGTCGACCTTCTCCGAGATGATAGCCAGACCCATCTTCTTTTTCAGGGCACCTGAGATCATGCCCCTCGCGCTGTGAGCTTGCCAGCCAGTTGTCACAACAATCTCGGCGATAGTTGCCCCTTCGGTACGCTGCAGAAGGGTGATGATCTGCGCCTGCTTGGTCCCGGTTCTCGGCGTTGGTACTTTCGCAACCGGCACCTCTGCAGCACGTTTTCGGATCGCAGCCATCGTTTGCACCACAACCGGCTCCACCCCGATGGCCAGAAGCCCCGCGTCAGTGACGGCCAGCGTGGTCCCGTGACCATCGCCGGTCTCGCGCCAGAGCGGCTCGGCCTTCCGCATGTCGGCGTCGACCTCCTCGAGCCAGCCGTGTCCGATCATCATGCTGATGACCTTTTTCGCGGCAGCGCCGTGCAGCCCCTTGGGCAACGGCATCGCGAGATTGCTTGCGCGCTGGGCTCCGGCGCTGAGAATGATGGTTTGGGTTTCGGTGAGTTTGGTCATGGTGGCCTCTGCGTTCACGGGGCGCGGAATGCGGCACGCTTCTATGAGGCCAAGCCCCGCCATCGCGGGGCAGGCTCGAGGCGGGGTCGCCTCACTCCGCGTATTCGCCCTCCTTGAAGGCGCTGTCAGTGATCTGGCGCAGCAGGCTGGCGTAGTGGTTCAGGGTGCCGACATCGCCCCAGTTGATCTCGTCCGGGTTGGTTTCAAAATGAACGTCGCTAAGGGCTTTCAGGCGCTCCAGCATCGTATCGATCTCTGCTTTGGCAGAGATGAAGGCGTTCAGGGCTTTGTCGTTGGAGGTGGTGGCGCGGCGGGTGGTCATGGCTGCTCTCCTGTTCAGCGGGCTGCGGCTTGGCCAGCGGCGAAGGCCGCTTCCAGTGCGGCGCGGATCGACCAGACCGACACATCGTGAAAGTCGAGGCTATCGCTGTTGCGGGTCTCCAGCGTCTCGAGATGAAAATGCTTGGTGGCGATTTCCAGCAGCAGGGCTTCGCTGGGGGCTTTGGTCTTTGTGGTCATGGCGTCATCTCCTGGTGTGAGTTGCATCGTTTTCCTGCAGCCAGAATCGCTCTATTGGCGAGTGTAATCAACTGAATAACAAGCAATATCATTGCTTTAATCGAAGCGGGCGGCACTATGGAAGGAATGAGCGAGCGCGAGTATTCCGCGCATTCCGGCATCTCGCGCGGGGCGATCCAGAAGGCGCGCAAGGCCGGGCGTCTGGTGGTCTACAATGATGGCTCAATCAATGCAGCCGCTTCTGATGTGCGCCGGGCAGATATGACCGACCCCGACCAGCAGCGGCGCAGCACCGGTGGCGATGCTGCATTCAGCGGCCCGGCCGACAGCTCGTCCTACCTGAAAGCCCGCACTGCTCTGACCGTCTATCAGGCGCAAGAACGTCAACTGGCGATCCAGAAGAAAAAGGGCACGCTGGTCGACCGCGCCCGGGCGGAAACATTGGTGTTTCGCCTCGCGCGTCAGGAACGCGATGTCTGGGTCACGTGGCCCAGCAGAGTCGCGGCATTAATGGCAGCCGAAGTGGCGGCGGAGGTGGAAAAACAAACGGCCAAGCCAATGAATATCGAGGCCGCGATCCTGCAGAGGGTGCTGGAAACCCATGTCAGAGCGCAACTCGATGCCCTTGCCGATCTCCGCGTCGATCTCGGATGATAGCAACGACCTAACCGCTGATCTCGATCTTGGGTTTGACGGTGCGGAGGACATCCTGCGGGTGTGGCGTCGCGGGATGCGGCCAGACCCCGACCTGACAGTGTCGGAATGGGCCGATGCGCATCGCAAGCTGTCGTCGCGGGCCTCGGCCGAACCCGGGCAATACCGCACCGCGCGCACGCCTTACCTGCGCGAGATCATGGATGCGCTGTCGCCGCGCCATCCGGCGCAGCGCATCAGCTTCATGAAGGCAGCGCAGGTCGGGGCCACCGAGGCGGGCAACAACTGGATCGGCTTCGTGATCCACCACGCCCCGGGGCCGATGCTGGCGGTGTTGCCGACAGTGGAAATGGCCAAACGTAGCTCGCGCGGACGGCTAGACCCGCTGATCGCCGAGAGCCCGGCGCTGCGGGAACGGGTCAATCCAGCGCGGTCGCGGGATGCGGGCAATTCGATGCTGTCCAAGGAATTCCCCGGCGGCATTCTGGTGCTGACTGGCGCGAACAGCGCCACCGGCCTGCGGTCGATGCCTGCAAGGTACATCTTCCTCGACGAGGTGGATGCCTATCCGGCGAGCGCCGACGAGGAAGGCGATCCGGTCACGCTGGCCGAAGCGCGGACGACGACCTTCTCGCATCGTCGCAAGGTGTTCATGGTCTCGACCCCAACGATCCGGGGCATCAGTCGGATCGAGCGGGAATACGAGGCATCGGACCAGCGCCGTTACTTTGTACCGTGCCCGCATTGTGGCCACATGCAATGGCTGCAATTTGAGCGGCTGCGCTGGGACAAAGGGCGCCCAGACACCGCAGCCTATCATTGCGAGGGTTGTGAGAAGCCCATCGCGGAGCACCACAAGACGCAGATGCTGGAAAAGGGCGAATGGCGGGCGACGGCTATATCCACCGATCCGCATTCCATCGGCTTTCACCTCTCGGCGCTCTATTCGCCATTGGGCTGGAAGAGCTGGCAGCAGATCGCACGCGACTGGCTGGCGGCGCAAGGCTCGGAAGAAATGCTGCGCGCCGCACGCAACACGCTGCTGGGCGAGACGTGGGTCGAGAGCGGCGATGCCCCGGAATGGCAGCGGCTGGCGGAACGCCGCGAAGCCTTCGGGACACAGATCCCCGAGGGCGGGTTGTTCCTGACCGCAGGCGTGGATGTGCAGAAAGACCGGATCGAGGTCGATGTCTGGGCCTGGGGGCGTGGGCTGGAAAGCTGGCTCGTGGATCACATCGTGATTGCCGGTGGTCCGGACGATCCGGCCTGCTGGGACAAGCTGACCATGCTGCTCGGTCGGACTTGGGCTTGCGCCAACGGGGCAGTAATGCTGATCGGCAAGCTGGCCATCGACACTGGCTATGAAGCACCGGCCGTTTATGCATGGGCGCGCAAACAGGGGTTCGACCAGGTCTCGCCGATCAAGGGCTTGGAAGGCTTCAACCGGGCGACGCCGGTGTCGGGTCCGACCTTTGTCGACGCCACCATCGGCGGCAAACGCCTGCGGCGCGGCGCGCGGCTCTGGTCCGTGGCCAATGCAACGTTCAAGACCGAGACCTACCGCTACCTGCGGCTGGAACGGCCGTCGGATGAAGACCGGGCGCTGGGCGTCTGTGACGCGCCCGGCACCGTACACCTGCCCGATTGGATCGACACCGAATGGCTGAAGCAGCTGGTGGCGGAACAGCTGGTCACGGTGCGCAACAAGCGCGGCTACAGCCACCCCGAATGGCAGAAAATGCGCGAGCGCAACGAAGCGCTCGACTGCCGGGTCTATGCGCGGGCCGCCGCGTGGATCATGGGCGCCGATCGCTGGGATGAGGCGACCTGGCGACGGCTTGAAGAACAGGCCGGGGTGGAAACGCGCCCGGCACCCCAACTGGAGGTTCCGTTTGAGCCGACAACGCCTGCTGCGCCGAAAGCCGGAACACCAACGACGCCACGGCGCAAACGCCGGGCTTACACACCGAACTTCATGAGGGATTGAGATGGATCTGGAACGGATGCGCGCACTTTTGACCGCGCTGCAGGAGGCGCGGTATGCAGGCGTCCGCTCGGTCAGCTATGACGGCAAGTCGATCAACTATGGCTCGGACGCGGAACTGGCGAACGCGATCAGTGACCTCGAAACCCGGATAGCCACAGCTACGACAGGCACCCCGCGTCGTCGTCGCTGGGGCACAGTCGCGTCAAAGGGTCTGTGATCCATGGCGTTTGAGGCCTTCCGGCAGCGCATCGGCAGCATCATCGGCGGGTTTGATGCGGCCCAAGCCCATCGCCGTCTGCGCGGGTTCCGCGCCTCCCGCGCGCATGTAAACACGCTGATCGCGGCCTCGGGCGACACGATCACCGCCCGCGCCCGATGGCTGGTGCGTAACAATGGCTATGCCGCAAACGCCGTTGAGAGTTTTGCCAGCAATGTCGTCGGTGACGGGATCAAGCCGTCGTCGAGCATCTCCGACGCAGCCAAGAAGGAAGAGTTGCAGGCACTGTGGCTTGCCTGGACAGATGACGCCGATGCCGAAGGGTTGACCGATTTCTATGGGCTGCAGCGTCGCGCTGCCCGCGAGGTGTTCCTGTCGGGCGAGGTGTTCATCCGAATTCGGCCCCGCCGGGCGGAAGACGGTCTGACCGTGCCGTTGCAACTGCAGATGTTACCTGCAGAAATGTTGCCCCTCGACATGAACCGCACGCTGCCCGGCGCGGGGCTGATCCGGCAGGGCATCGAGTTCGACGGCATCGGCCGCCGCGTGGCCTATCACTTTCTGCGCCGCCATCCCGGTGATTTGACCGATCCCGGCCTCACCAATGAGACCGTCCGTGTGCTCGCCGCAGATGTGATCCACGTACTCGACCCTGTGGAAGCTGGTCAGTTGCGGGGCGTGTCACGGTTTGCCGCTGCAATCGTCAAGCTCTTCACGCTGGACCTCTACGACGACGCCGAGCTGGAGCGCAAAAAGATCGCTGCAATGTTCGCGATGTTTATCACCTCGCCCGCGCCAGAAACCCCGCTGGAACCGACCGAGGATGATCTGGAAGTCGAGCCCGGCCAGGTGGTGCGGCTGGATCCCGGCGAGGACGTGTCGACCCCGGCCACACCGGACTCGGGCGGCACCTACGAGCTGTTCCAATACCGGACGTTGCTGCAAATCGCTGCGGCGCTAGGCATTCCTTACGGCTACCTGACCGGCGATACGGCGAAGGGCAACTTCTCGAACACGCGGATCAGCCTCATAGAATTCCGCCGCCGCATCTCCGCCTGGCAGCATGGCGTGCTGGTCTATCAGCTGTGCCGCGCCGTCTGGGTGCGCTGGATGGACACGGCAGTGTTGTCGGGCGCGCTGGACCTGCCCGGCTATGACAGCCAGCGGCGGCAATATCAGGCCTGCGCCTGGTTGCCGACCAAATGGGACTGGATCGACCCGATGAAGGACGCATCGGCCGAGATCCTTCAGATCGAGGCGGGTCTGAAGTCACGGACACAAGCCTTGGCAGAGCGGGGATACGACGCCGAGCAGGTCGACCGCGAGATTGCTGCCGAGCGTAAACGCGAACTGGCGCTGGGCCTCGACTTCCGGCGTCCGGGGTCGCCCGCGCAGGGGCCGGGCGAAGGCACGGCGAAAGATGCGGATCAGGACAGCGCCAAGGACGACGAGGTCGACGACACCGGCGACGAGAAACTTGACCTCAAGGAGGGCGAATGATGCACCACGCCCAAATCGCCCAGCGCGCTTTCAACACGCCGTTGATGGTCGACCCGGCCAAGGCGCTGGCCTTTCTGTCCGGGCTGGGCCCGCGCATTACCGGGCAAGAGATCACCTTTCATGGCATTGATCTGCCGTCCGCTGGTGCTGAACAGGCGACCCCACCCGCCCGCGCGTCGCTGTTTGGCCATGATCTCGCCCAGCGCCATCAGCGCAATGGCAGCCAGCCCTATGCGGTAATTGATGGTATCGCGGTGATCGAAATCGCCGGAACGCTGGTGCATCGCGGGGCGTGGATCGGGCAATCCTCGGGGCTGACCTCCTACGAGGGGATCGCTGCTCAGCTTCAGGCGGCCGTCGCGGATCCGAGTGTGCGTGGTATCGCTCTTGATATCGACAGCTTCGGCGGCGAGGTGGCCGGTGCCTTCGATCTGGCTGATCGTATCCGGGCGGCACGGGTGCAGAAACCCGTCCACGCCTTCGTGGCGGAACATGCGCTGTCCGCTGGCTATGTTCTGGCATCGCAAGCCGACCGGATCATTCTACCGCGCACCGGGGCTGTTGGCAGCATCGGGGTCGTGGCGCTGCACACCGACATGAGCGGCGCACTGGACCAGAAGGGCATCGCCGTCACACTGATCCATGCAGGATCGCACAAGATCGACGCAAACCCATATCAGCCGCTGCCCGAGGCCGTGCACAACCAGATGCAGCGTGAGCTGGAGGTCGTGCGCTTCCTCTTCGCCGAAACTGTCGCCGCCGGTCGCGGGGATCGGCTGACCCACGCGGCAGCGCTGGCCACAGAGGCCGCCGTGTTTCGCGGGGCCGATGCCATTGCCGCCGGTCTGGCCGACGAGTTGGCCGATCCGGTCACCGCATTTCGTTCCTTCTCCGCCGCCCCGCGCGGCACCAATCCCACCAACAGAAAGGGTCCACAGATGACCACCACGCCTACCGACACCCCGAGCCCGGCACCTGTTTCCACTTCACCCATGACACCGCACACAACGACCACTGCCGAGACGGCACCCGAACAGCCTGTTGAAGCCGCCGCATCCACGCTCACGCACGACGCAACCACCATGACCGCCGACGCCGTCCGTGCCGAGGCGGCCGAGGTGGCGCAGGTCTGTGCCCAAGCCGCGCGGCTCGGCGTGGCCATCGATGCGGCCGATGCCGTGACACGTGGCCTGAAACCCGAAGCCCTGCGCGCCCGCGTGCTGGCCGATCTCGCCGCACGCAGCGATGCCGCTGGCATCATCGCCACCGCCCCGGCTGCTGACGCCGCGAAAGACAGCCCGATCATTGTTGCCGCCAAGAAGGCCGCTGCGTCCTCGCGCTGAACCACCTGCCACCCCCCAAACATGGAGACCAACCAATGCCCGCCCTGACGGAACAGCCCAGCATGGGCGATGTCCTCAAATATGAGGTCAACCCGAACTACACCCGTGAAGTCATCACGCTTCTGATCGGCACGCGCTATCCGGTGGGCGCGGTCCTCGGCCGCATCACGGTCAATGGCAAATACAAGCTGGCGACCAGCGGTGGCACTGATGGTGCGCAGACTGCCAGTGCTGTGCTGCTCTATGCCGTCGACGCCACGCTGGCGGACGCCACTGGCATTGTGGTTGTGCGCGGCCCCTCAATCGTGTCGCGCGCGGGCCTCGCCTATGACGCCACTGTCGATGATGGCGCGAAGATCACCACCAAGCTCGGCCAGCTGGCTGCCGTCGGCATCATCGCCCGCGACGGCGTCTGACGCCCACCGGCGCGGCGCATCCACATCCATCCCTCTTTCCCCCGGAGCACCCCATGACCCTTGTCCGCAATCCGTTTGACGCTGGCGGCTATTCGCTGGCCGAGATGACGCAGGCCATCAACATCCTGCCCAACCTCTACACCCGCCTCGGCCAGATCGGCCTGTTCCGCTTCGAAGGCGTCAGCCAGCGGTCGGTGATCATCGAGCAATACGAGGGCGTGCTGAACCTGCTGCCCTCTGTCCCCCTCGGCGGCCCCGCCACCGTCGGCACCCGGGAAGGCCGGTCGATGCGGTCCTTCGCGCTGCCATGGATCCCCCATGACGATGTGATCCTGCCCGGCGACATTCAGGGCCAACCCGCGCTGGGCGTCTTCGACAGGGCCGACCCGCTGGTCGAGGTGATGAACCGCAAGCTGCAGCTGATGCGCCGCAAGCATGCCCAAACGCGCGAGTACATGGAGATGAACGCGCTGCGCGGCATCGTCAAAGACGGTTCTGGCACCACCCTCTATAACTACTTCACCGAGTTCGGGCTGGCACAAATCTCGGTGGACTTCCTGCTGGGCACCGCAGGTACCAACGTGCAGGGCAAAGTCCGCGAGGTCTTGCGCGCGGTAGAAGACAACCTGTTGGGCGAGGCGATGTCCTCGGTTCACGCACTGGTCAGCCGCGAATTCTTCGACAAGCTGATCGCGCATCCCAAGACCGAGGAAGCCTACAAGTTCTATGCCGCCACCGGAGCCCAACCTCTGCGTGAAGATATGCGGCGCAACTTTCCCTTCGCGGGCATCGTGTTCGAGGAATACTCGGGCACCGTCACGCTTTCCACCAAGGCGACCGAACGCTTGGTCCCCGCCAGCGAAGGCATCGCCTTCCCCTTGGGCACCATGGACACCTTCACCACCTATGGCGGGCCTGCCAACTTGCTGGAGGCGGCCAACACCATGGGTCTGCCACTCTACGCGCGCCAGCATCTCGACGAAAAGGGCCGCTGGATCGACCTGATGACGGAGGCCTCGATCCTGCCGGTGAACAAGCGGCCGCGCATCGCGATCCGCCTGCAGACCTCGAACTGACGAGCCCACCATGAACGTCTTTGTTGCCGCCATGGACCGCATCTATGCAAACCCCTCCATGGCGGTCGCCGCGCTCTGGATCTCGGCAACCACCTCCGATGAACGCACGATCCGCGTCATCCGCCGCGCCCCGGATCGCATCACCGAGTTCGGCGCGGGCCGCTTTGTCAGCGATACCACGATGGTCGACGTGCGTCTGTCCGATCTGCCGGATCCCCATCCCGGCGATCTGATCGTGATCGGCACCGACAGCTTTACCATCCAGGGCGAGCCGATGCGTGACCGTGAACGGCTTGTCTGGTCGCTAGACCTGAGGCCAACATGAGGCTGCGGGTCAATATCAATCCCGACATTGCCGCCCTGATGCAGGCCGAAATCGCTGCCGGTGAAAAGGCGGTGTCGGCGGCCATGCGAGAGGCAGGCGGCAGCTTGAAGTCGGCCTGGCGCACCCAGATCACCGGTGCTGGGCTGGGCACAAGGCTGGGCAACAGCATCCGTCTGGCAACGTTCCCAAGGACCAGCAACAGCCTGAACGCGGCGGCGCTGGTCTGGTCAAAAGCCCCCGTGATCATCGGCGCGCATGATACCGGCCCGCTGATCCGTTCCAAAGATGGCTTCTGGCTTGCCATCCCAACCGCTGCTGCTGGCAAGAGCACCAGAGGCGGCCGGATCACCCCCGGCGAATGGGAACGTCGCACCGGATTGCGCCTGAGGTTCATCTATCGCCGCCGAGGCCCGAGCCTGCTGGTAGCCGAGGGGCGGCTGAATACAAAAGGCCGCGCTGTGGCGAGCAGGTCCAAGACTGGACGCGGGGTGGCGACCGTGCCGATCTTCCTGCTGGTGCCACAGGTCAAGCTGCGCAAACGGCTGGATCTGGCGCGGGATGCAGAGCGTGCAGTGGATGGTGTGCCGGGGTTGATTGTGGAGAGGTGGAGTAGCAGATTATCGGGCTGATTCCTCAGACAACACCAGCTAGCAGCGCGTCAAGCACTGTCGCGGTAACTGCTCCCACAGCCATGTCACCAAAGGCACTTCGGAATTGATCGGGCGAAACCGACCCTGCTCGCAGAACACGGCCTGCGGCCAAAGCGCCAGAAACGAGCGCCGAAGTTGCGACAGCCTCGCCGACTTCATGAAGCAGTCCATCGCCGGGCAAACCGGAGAAGACGTGATCGACATTGGCTGTCAGATGCTCGTTGGACAGCCCTGAGCTGGCTACTCCGTCGATCTTGTCCGCAACTTCTGTTGTAGCCAGGACCTCAATCTCGGGATATCGGGAAAGATGCTCGCGGATTGGCGCAACAGATGCGACGGCCTTCAGCTGAACTTCTCGGATGACGTCCCCCTCTACGAGGAACTGAACATCTGCACCCGGATGATTGGTCGCGCCGAAAACCTCGGCGGTAATCTCTCCCCCATCCGCGTTCACGCCATGAACATACAGCAGCTCGTGGTAGATGCCCTTGATATTCGAAGCGACACCCCGAAGTTGTCCCGGGTCCAGTGCGGCCACATAGGCAGCGAGTTCACCAACATCTGCATCACGCAACTGGTCAGATGACCGCCGGAGCGCGTCAAGCACCAGCCGCTCTTCAACCGACCAGAAGCGGCTGCTGTCATCAACCAGTCGCTGGAGGGTTACCGCAATAACAACGGCAGCGCTGCGCTGTCCGTCCCCTATTGCGGCGCGGCCAAGGCTGAGATCGCGATCCGGCCGATCTCTGTCCTGCAGTGATCGAGCTTGCGTTGATGCAGTAAGGCGAGCGTCTTGGTAAATGGCTGACATCCGGGAATTCCTTCTTCGTCCAGGCTCGCCTGGCTCCAATATTGGTTGATCTGATTGGCCAAAGGGATCAGCGCATGCTCGGCGATGAGGCGCATTTCGGCACTGGTTGTCGGTGCGCCATTCTCGATCTGTTGCCGGATCGCCTTGATCAACGTGATGCAGGCCACGAGGATAGCCTTCTCGTGCTCGTGCAGATCACCTTCGGGTCTGGGCTTACCGAAGAGCCATCGCTTTGCTACAAGACCGCCGCCGACTCCAATGCCTATGCCGGTTCCCGCCAAGATCACTCCTCCAGCAGCGGTCCCGAGACCGATGATCGAGCCCACCCAATACAGCTGCGCCGTTGTTGCCGCTGCACCAGTGAGTGACCCTATCGCGGCGCCGGTCCCAGCGGTACCGAAAGCTGTTATCAGGGTGGCGATACCGGTCACAGCGGCAATACCAGTTGTTTTGCCGATCACCGTGTTGACGAATATACGTGTTCGTTTTTCGGAGTCCTGCCGGATGGCCGCGACGATCGCGTTCAGGTTTTCTTCCAAGTGCTCAAGTGAGCTTGCTTTCGGCTTTTCATTCCACCCGAACCTTGCCGCATTGTCCTTTGCCCAGATCTCAATCTGACTTTGGTTCGGGATATGCGGCGACAGGCGCTCATGCTGCCGCTTGCCCCAAGCGACAGCTTTCTCAAAATGCGGCGCTGCCGCTTCGACCTCTGCTGCGCCGCGTTTCAATGCCTTCTTGGCGTATCCGTATGCATTCGCAAGATTTTCTTTCAATTCAATCGCTTTCGGACCGCTGCAGTCTTGATCACTACATGTCACTTTCCGTCGAGAGTCCACCAAACCCATCGGATACCATGCCAACAACCCGAGAAACCGTCCTCGCAGCGCTTCATGCACGGCTGCAGCCGCTTGCTGCCCTCACCTTGCGAGAAGAGGTTCTCCCCGAACGGATCCCAGCGGCCGGGCTGATCATACTACGCGACGGCCAACCCGGCGAGCCGGAGGTCACATTGTCGCCGCTGCGCTACCACTATGAGCATCGCGCCGAGTTGGAGGTGATCGTCGAGGCAGCCGGAAATCGGGCCACTGCCTTCGACGCGCTGATCGCTGAGATCGGCACAGCATTGGAAACCGACCGCGCCCTCGGCGGCCTCTGCGACTGGGTCGAGGCAGAGGCCCCTGCCTCTGTCGATCTGCCGGTTGAGGGCGCTGTTACCCTGAAAGCGGCGGTGATCACCGTCGTTTTGCACTACACCACCACGGGCCCGTTGGCCTGACACCCCGACAATTAGGAGAACGATATGGCACGAGCGCAAGGCGCCCGGGCGCAGATGGCGCTTGGCTTTGAGACAGTTTACGGCACCCCGCCGGTGAGTGGGTTCCGGTTGATGCCCTTTGCGCGGGCGACGCTTGGCGCGGAACAGCCGTTGCTGGAATCCGAACTTCTGGGCTATGGACGCGATCCGCTCGCCCCGATCAAGGATGCGGTGACAGCCGACGGCGAGGTGGTGACCCCGATTGATGTCGAGGCCTTCGGCTTCTGGCTGAAGGCGGCTTTTGGGCAACCGACCACAAGCGGCACTACGCCCAAGACCCACACGTTTCAGTCGGGCAACTGGACGCTGCCGAGCATGTCCATCGAGACGGCGATGCCGGAAGTGCCGAGATTTGCGATGTATTCCGGCTGTGTGTTGGATCAACTGTCCTGGCAGATGCAACGCTCGGGTCTGCTGACCGCCACCGCCCGTCTTATCGCCCAAGGCGAAACCATCGCAGCCACAACGGCCGCTGGCACACCAACCGCTCTCGCTCTTCAGCGCTTCGGCCATTTTAACGGCACCGTCAAACGCAACGGCACGGCGCTGGGCAACGTCGTCTCCGCCGAGATCACCTATTCCAACAATCTCGACCGCATCGAGACGATCCGCGGCGATGGCCGCATCGATGGGGCTGATCCGACAATGGCGGCCCTGACGGGGCGGATCGAGGTGCGGTTTTCCGACACAACGCTGGTCACGCAAGCGATCGACGGCAGCCCCTGCGAGTTGGAGTTCAACTACAGCCTCGGGGCCAACGCCAGCTTCACCTTCACCGCTCACGCCGTCTATCTGCCCCGCCCGCGCATTGAGATTGCCGGACCCCAAGGCGTGCAGGCCAGTTTTGACTGGCAAGCCGCCAAAGCCACCAGCCCGGCTCGTATGTGCACCGCCGTCCTTATCAACACCCTTACAGGATACTGATCATGATCCGACTGAACCTTACCGCCGTCCCAGAGTGGCTGGACCTCGCGCCCGGCCTGCGTTTGCTGGTGGCTCCGCTCACCACCGCGCTGATGGTCTCAGCCCGCGCCGATCCCGCCATCGAGGTCATGCCTGATACGGCCACGACCGAGGAACTCGCGCTCGCCATGGCCAAGGCCGTCGCACGCCGGGCCGTGCTGGATTGGGAGGGTGTCGGTGATGACGTGGGCAATTCCCTGCCAGTCACACCCGATGGTATCGACGCCCTTCTGGAAATCTGGCCGATATTCGAGGCCTTTCAGACCCAATACGTCGCGCGGGGCCTGATCCTGGACGCGGAAAAAAACGTCTCCGCGCCTTTGCCGACTGGTCCTTCGGCGGGGGCGACAGTTATTGCGCGGCGTGCGAAGGGCGCTGCCCGGACTGCCCCAAAAGACTGAACCAGCCACAAACGCGGGAGGGTTGGCAGGTCTGGGATCTGGTCGGCCGCCTCGGCGGGCAGCTGCGGGTAGTCCCGGGCGCTGTGCTGGGCTGGGACATGGGTGCTGCCATTGCACTTGCCCAAGCGCTAGGCATCGACACCCTGATCGCCGCCGAACTGCTGCCCGAAATCGAGGCCGTGATGGTCCGCAAAGTAAACGAACAGATGGAAGGAAGCCGCGATGGCTGAAAAACGGGTATCCGTCCGCCTCGTGGCGGAAGGCGGCCGCCAGGTGCGCGCCGAGCTGGAAGGTGTTGGTGAGGCCGGGGCGCGCGGGTTCGGACGTCTGTCGCGCGAGATGGACATGGCCAATGCCCGCGTGGCCGCTTTCGCTCGTCGTGCCACGCTGGCTGCAGCCGCCGCAACGGCGGCGCTGGCCGCCGCCGGGGCCGCTATGATCCGCTCGGGCCTGCAGACGGTGGACGCGCAGGCAAAACTGGCGCAGTCGCTCGGGACGACCGTCGCCTCGATCCAGACGCTGGAGCGGGCGGGTGAACTGGCCGGTGTGTCGATGTCCGGGATCGAGCAGGCTACGAAGGATCTGACGCGGCGGTTGAGCCAGGCGGCTGCAGGGACCGGGCCCGCTGCTGATGCGCTGGACCGGCTGGGTCTCTCGGCCGCCGACCTGATCGCCCTGCCGCTGGACCAGCGTGTCGGTGCAATCAATGCGGCCATTGAAGACTTCATACCTGCCGCCCAGCGCGCCGCAGTTGCGGGGCAGTTGTTCGGCGAGGAAGGCTCCATCGCCATGTCGCGGATCGACACCGCGACACTGCGGCAGGCGACAGAGGATGTCCTTGCTTTCGGCGTCGTTGTTTCCGAGCAGGACGCCGATCAGATCGAGCGGACCAACGACGCAATCTCCCGGCTTGGGCTGATCTGGCGCGGCGTATCGAACCAGCTGGCGGTCGCGGCGGCTCCGGCCTTGGAAGCAGTTGCAAATGCGCTGGCAGCAATGGCCCGCACGACCGGCCCGGTGGGCATCGCGATCACGGCACTCTTCGACAATATCGGACGCCTGACGACTTATGCCGCTACCTTTGCCGCCGTGATGGCAGGGCGCTGGGTCGCCGGAATGGCTGTAGCTGCCCTCTCGGTGCGCGGGCTCGCCACTGCCCTCGTGTTCCTGCGCGGGGCCCTGATCCGCACCGGTATTGGCGCGCTGATCGTCGGCGCGGGCGAGCTGGTCTATCAGTTTACCCGGCTGATGGCCGGTGCCGGTGGCTTTGGTAACGCGATGGGTTTGCTCTCCGACCTCGCCTCCGAGGTTTGGGGGCGCATCGGCCTCGCGCTGGACGCAGCACTCGCGCGGATGGCGGCAGGCTGGGAGGGGATGAAAGCCACAGCGCTGACTGCGCTCGATGGTGCCGTCACCGGCGTGTTCAGCTTTGGTGACCGGTCGGTGGCTGTGTTCCAGGGCGCTTTCGATGCGATGAAGGCGATCTGGGGATGGCTCCCCGCTGCCATTGGCGACTTCGCGTTTCAGGCGGCAAACGGGCTGATCAGCGGTGTGGAGTCGATGCTGAATGGTGTCGTCACCCGGATCAATGGCTTCATTGCGACGCTGAACGCAGCGCTGGATCTGCTCCCCGAATGGGCCACCGGCGAAGGCGGCGTGCGGATCGGCACGCTCGATCCGGTGACCCTTGGCGGGATCGACAACCCCTTCGCGGGTGCGGCTGAAGCGGCCGGTGCTGCGGCAGCTGACGCGTTCTCCGCGGCACTGGGGCGAACATACGTCGATACGCCTGATCTGGGACTGGGGGCTGCGGCCGACGATGCCAGCGCCCGGGCCGATGGCTACCGCGAGGCAGCAGGCATGCTGGCCGATGCTGCCAGCCGTCCTTTGACAAGCTGGCAGGCGCTGCGTGACGCGATGACCAGCGCCGGTTCCGAGGCCGAAACGGCCCTCGCGGATGCTGCCACCTCGGCGGATGCGCTCGGGGTTGAACTGGATGACACAGCGACCGCTGCCGGTGGTGCAGGTGCTGCAGCGCGCGCAGCCGGGTCGGCAGCTGCCGAGGGTGCGGAACAGGCGGCGACTGGCTGGGGCGCGGTTACGGCTGCGTTGGCCGACTATGCTAACAAGGCCCGCGATATCGGCGGCGATATAGGCCAGACGCTGGTCGGGGCGTTCCAGAGCGCCGAGAACGCCGTGGGCGACTTCGTCAAAACCGGCAAGTTGGACTTCAGCAGCCTGGTCACTTCGATGCTTGCTGATCTGGCCAAGCTGGCCGCGCGGCGCTTTATTCTCGGGCCAATCGCCAATGCTTTGTCGGGTGCGTTTGGCGGCTCGGGCGGGTTGTTCGCAAACATCCTGCATTCAGGCGGCACAGTTGGCGTCGCAGGTAACCGCCGGATGGTGCCTGCCATGGCCTTCGCCGGTGCCCCGCGCATGCACTCCGGGGGCTGGGCGGGACTGCGCCCTGACGAGGTTCCAGCGATCCTACAGCGCGGCGAGCGTGTTTTATCCCGCCGCGAAGCTGCTGGATATGGCCAGGGACAGAGCGCAGCGCCGAATATCTCCGTCACAATCATGTCCCGCGATGCGGAAAGCTTTCGGCAATCCCGCACACAGGTCGCGGCTGATATCGCCCGTGCCGTTTCTCTCGGTCGGAGGGGCATGTGATGGCGTTCCACGAGGTTCGGTTTCCCGACAACATCAGCCGTGGTGCGCGCGGCGGGCCGGAACGGCGCACCCAGATCGTGGAACTGGCCTCTGGAGACGAAGAACGCAACGCCAGCTGGGCGAACTCCCGGCGGCGCTTTGATGTCGTCTACGGCATTCGCCGTGCAGATGATCTGGCTTTGGTGGTTGCCTTCTTCGAGGCCCGGAACGGTCGCCTGCACGGCTTTCGGTACAAAGATTGGGCGGATTATAAATCCTCAGTGCCCTCGCAGGGAATATCCGCGACTGATCAGCAGATCGGGACCGGCACAGGCAGCCTGAAGACCTTCCAGCTGGCAAAACACTATGCATCCGGCGCGCAAAGTTGGACGCGGATGATTGCCAAGCCCGTGACTGGTTCCGTGCGGATTGCGCTGGGCATGGTGGAGCAGACGTCGGGCTGGGCGCTCGATGCCACCACCGGCATGATCACCTTTACCACAGCCCCGGCCAATGGCGTCATTATCCGCGCAGGCTTCGAATTCGATGTCCCTGTGCGCTTCGACACCGACACGCTCGACGTTACCCTCGACATTGAACGGCTAGGCTCGATCACGTCCATCCCGCTGCTGGAGATCCGCAGATGAAATCCCTTTCCCCTGCGCTGCAGGCGCATCTCGATGATGGCACGACCACCTTGTCCTGGTGCTGGCGGATTTCGCGGGCGGACGGCGTGGCGCTGGGCTTTACTGACCATGATCGGGCGCTGGTATTCGATGGGACAGAGTTTGAGCCCAAAAGCGGGTTTGCCGCCTCGGAAATCCGCTCCGGCTCCGACCTTGCCGTTGATGCGCAAGACGCGAGCGGCGTGCTGACCTCGGACCGCATCACCGAGACGGACATCCTCGACGGGCGCTGGGACAATGCAGCGGTGGAGCTGTGGCGGGTGAACTGGGCCGACACCAGCCAGCGGGTGCTGATGCGACGCGGGGCTGTGGGTCAAATCCGGCGCGGGCGGATGGCCTTCGTGGCGGAAGTGCGGTCGCTGGCGCATGTGTTAGGCCAGACCGTTGGGCGGACGTTTCAGGCGGGGTGCGATGCGGCGCTGGGCGATGTGCGCTGCGGGATCAATCTGGAAAACACCGCCTACAAGGGTGCGGGCATGATTACCGACCTGTTGCGTGACCGCGCGTTTATGGCCTCGGGTCTATCGGCGTTCGAGGCGGGCTGGTTCACATCCGGCACGATCACCTGGACCAGTGGTGCCAATACCGGGCGCATCATCGAGGTGCTGGCGCATGATCTGGCAGACAGCGTCACGACACTGACCCTGCTGGAAGGGCCGGTGCGTGCCATCGCCGAGGGCGACGCCTTTGTCGCACGGGCTGGTTGCGACAAGCGGATCGTGACGTGTGGCACGAAATTCGCCAACACGGCCAACTTTCGTGGGTTCCCGAACATCCCTGGTCAAGATTCAGTCCTGCGCTATGCCAGTCAGGACGGCGGGCACGAAGGCGGGGTGCTGTGAGGCAGTCTTTGTCCGGAGCAGATCCTGCCTTGGTTGTCGCCACCGCACGAAGCTGGCTGGGCACGCCCTACCATGACCAAGCCAGCCTGCGTGGCGTGGGTTGTGATTGCCTCGGACTTGCGCGCGGCGTCTGGCGCGAGGTGGTCGGCAATGAGCCTTTCACGATCCCACCTTACAGCCGCGATTGGGGCGAGACCGGACCCCACGAGGTGCTGGCGGATGGGGCGCGACGCATGATGATTCCGGTTGCACTGACTGACGTCGGTCCCGGCGCGCTGGTCCTGTTTCGCATGGCGCCGCGCGCCATCGCCAAGCATGTCGGGATCCTGACGGAGCCCGACATGTTCATCCATTCCTATGAGCGGCTGGGCGTCGTCGAGGAAGCTCTGACCCCGGTCTGGCGGCGGCGCATCGCCTTTTCCTTCTTTTTTCCTCAACACTGAGAGTCCAAACACATGGCATCGCTTGTACTCGGGGCGGTTGGCGCCACGATCGGTGGCTCCATCGGCGGCACCCTGCTTGGCGTCAGCGCATTCAGCATTGGCGGCTTCATTGGCTCGACCGTAGGATCCATGGTCGACAATTGGATTGTGTCGTCCCTCGCGCCCGCCCAACGCATCGAAGGCGCGCGGCTCGACGGGTTGCGCATCACCTCTGCGACCGAAGGCGCTGTAATCCCGCGCCTCTTTGGCCGGATGCGGCTTGGTGGCAATATCATCTGGGCCACTGATTTCCGCGAGGAAACCAAGACCACGACCCAAGGTGGCGGCAAGGGTGGCGGGGGCGGCGCGAAGGTCACGACGACCGAGTATCTCTACTATGCCAGCTTCGCCGTGGCGCTTTGCGAGGGCGAGATCACCGGCATCGGCCGCGTCTGGGTCGACGGCAAACCGATGGATATGACCGGTGTCACCTGGCGCTGGTATCCCGGCGACGAGACGCAGACCCCCGATCCGTTCATCACCGCCAAGATGGGCGCGACCAACACCCCCGCCTATCGGGGCACGGCCTATGTCGTGTTTGAGGAGCTGAACCTCAGCGGTTTCGGCAACCGCCTGCCACAGATCAGCTTTGAGGTGTTCCGGCCGCTCGCAGATGCGGACACCGCCGAGGGGCTGGTCAAAGCCGTTACCCTGATCCCGGCCTCGGGCGAGTTCAGCTACGCGACGGTGCCAGTGAAGAAATCGAGCGGCGCTGGCGGCGCAACCGTCGCCGAGAACCTGAATGCGATCTCCGACACTGCCGATATTGTCGTGGCGCTGGACCGGCTGCAATCCATGGCACCAGCCGTGGAAAGCGTATCGCTGGTGGTGGCTTGGTTTGGCGACGATCTGCGGGCTGGCAGCTGCAAGGTCCGTCCCGGCGTCGAGGTAGCGGCCAAGTCGACCACGCCCTCAGCCTGGTCGGTGAATGGTGTCAGCCGCGCCAATGCGATTCTCGTCAGCCGCGACGCCGAGGACCGACCTGTTTATGGCGGCACCCCGGCAGATTTCGCGGTGGTGCAGGCGATCAAAGAAATGAAGGCACGCGGTCTGCGCGTCACTTTCTATCCGTTCATCCTGATGGATGTGCCGCCCGGCAACGTGCTGCCCAACCCCTACAGTGCCAATGCCTCGGCGATAGGCCACCCCGCATTCCCGTGGCGCGGCCGGATCACATGCTCCCCGGCGGCAGGCTTTGCCGGGACCGTCGATAAAACTCCAGCAGCGGCAACGCAGGTCACAGCCTTATTCGGCACGGCGACACCTGCCAGCTTCGGCGTCTCAGGGGAGAGCGTCAGTTGGACCGGCCCCGCTGGCGATTGGGGTCTGCGCCGCATGGTGCTGCACTACGCGCATCTGTGCAAAGCCGCCGGGGGTGTCGATGCTTTCCTGATCGGCACTGAGATGCCGGGCCTGACCACGATCAGGTCGAACGCCACCACCTACCCGGCAGTGCAAGCCTACCGCGATCTGGCAGCGGCCGTGCGGTCGATCCTCGGGTCCGGCACCAAGATTAGCTACGCCGCTGACTGGTCGGAGTATTTTGGCCACCAGCCGGGCGACGGCAGCGGCGATGTGTTCTTCCACCTCGACCCCCTCTGGGCCGATGCCAACATCGATTTCATAGGCATCGACAATTACATGCCGCTCTCGGATTGGCGTGACGGGTTTGATCATGCCGACGCCAGCCTCGCGCCTGCAATCTACGACCGGTCCTACCTGCAATCCAATATCACCGGCGGCGAAGGCTTTGACTGGTTCTATGCCAGCTTGGCCGACCGGGCGGCGCAGGTCCGGACGCCGATCACCGACGGTGCCGCCGCTAAGCCGTGGGTCTACCGCTTCAAGGATCTGCGATCCTGGTGGCAAAACCCACATTTCAACCGGCCGGGTGGGGTGGAAAGCGGAACGCCCACCGCGTGGGTGCCGCAGTCCAAACCGATCTGGTTCACCGAGCTGGGCTGCCCGGCGATTGATCGGGGCACCAACCAGCCGAACGTGTTTTTTGATCCAAAGTCGTCTGAGAGTTTCGAGCCGCATTTCTCTCGGGGGTGGCGGGACGACGCGATCCAGCGGGCTTACCTTGAAGCGACCTATCTGTTCTGGGGTGCCGCGGTGAACAATCCAACTTCCTCTGTCTATGGCAACCGGATGGTCCATGTGCCGGAATGCGCCGCCTGGACTTGGGATGCGCGCCCTTATCCGTTTTTTCCCGAACTGACAGATGTCTGGACCGATGGTCCGAACTGGCGGCGTGGGCATTGGCTGACCGGACGGTTGGGCGCGGTGTCGTTGGCGGCGCTGGTTCGGCACCTTTGCCTGCGCGCTGGCATGCCGGAGGAGCGGATCGATGTCTCCGGCCTTTGGGGCGGTGTCGAAGGCTATGTGATTTCGGCGCTGGAAGCTCCGCGCGCCTCGATCTCTACACTCGCACGGCATTTTGGCTTCGATGCGGTGGAAAGCGAGGGGCGCATCAAGTTCCTGATGCGCGGTCGGATTGCCAGCATGAACATCGCGCCCGACGCGATGGTCGCGTCATCATCGGAAGGCGACGTCATGGAACTCACCCGCGCGCAGGAAACCGAACTGCCGCAGGCGCTCAAATGGCAAGTCGCACGTGCGGATGAGGATTATGATGCAGCACAAGTCGAAGCCCGGCGCATCACAGTGGACACGACACGCATCGCTTCCGAGGCCTTCCCGATGGCGGTGCCGCCAGAAGAAGCCGAACGCCGCTGCCGTCGCGCGCTCATGGAGGCATGGGTTGGCCGCGAAACTGCCGTGTTCCGCCTGCCTCCCTCACGTCTGGCGCTGGATCCCTGCGACGTGATCCTGCTCGACCATGATGGCCGCCTGACGGAACTGCGGCTGGTGTCCATCGCGGACTCGGACCTGCGCAGCATTGATGCCGTGCGCCAGGACCGCGCCGTCTACGATCTGCCGCCCGGTGATCCACGCCCCGCATCATTGTCGACGCCCGTGGTATTCGGGTCGCCCGATGTGGTTCTGCTCGATCTGCCGCAGCTGCGTGAAGATCAACCCGCGCATCGCCCCTTTGTCGCCGCCCATGCCAGACCGTGGCCGGGCGCAATCGCTGTTTACCGCAGTGCCGCGATGGATGGATTTGAGCTGCTGAACACATTTGGCACCCGCGCGCGCGTGGGTCGGTTGGCTGCGGACTTCTTTGCCGGTCCGGTATCGCGCTTCGATCTTGGCAACGCGCTGGAGGTCGATCTGTTCTCGGGCACGCTGGAAAGTGTCACAGACATCGCCTTGCTGGGCGGTGCAAATGCGCTGGCCATTGAGGCCGCCGCTGGGCAATGGGAGATCGTCCAAGCGGGGAATGCCGAGCTGCTCGCGCCCGGACGCTATCGCCTGACACGTCTACTACGCGGCCAGCGTGGAACCGAAGGGGCGATTACAAGCATGGTGCCGACCGGCACACGGGTGGTTGTTCTGGATAACACGCTGGCATCACTGCCCATCGCTGAGGCTGATCTGGGCCTGCCATGGAACTGGCGCATCGGCCCAGCGTCGCGGCCGGTCAGCGATGACACCTTTGTCGCGATCAGCTTCACGCCCGAAGGCGCTGGGCTGCGGCCCTTCTCGGTGGCCCATATCGAACAGCCGTGGCGAACAGCGCGCAGCCCGGGTGATCTGACGATCCGCTGGACGCGCCGGTCGCGATCCCTCGCCGCCGACAATTGGGGCATGGGAGATGTGCCCTTGGCCGAGGACTTTGAGACCTATGAAGTGGAAATCCGCGATGGCGAAACCGTCAAACGCACGCTGACCACCAATACAACCAGCGTCTTCTACACCGCGGCCCAGCAGACAACCGATTGGGGCGCACTGCTCGGCCCCGACCAATCCCTCGCAATTCGGATCTATCAGCTCTCCGCCCTGATCGGCCGGGGCGCTGGGCGGTCCGTTACCCTCATCTTCTGAAGGCTATCATGTCCGACATTACCACCCATCTCCTGCTGCCCTACATCCTGGCATCGCAGGCCCAAAAACATGTCACCCACAATGAGGCGCTTCGGCTGCTGGACGCTATGGTGCAGCTGAGTGTACTCGACCGGAGCCGCACCACGCCACCCGCATCGCCAGCCGACGGCGACCGATATATCGTGGTTTCTGGTGCCACCGGCCTTTGGGCAGGCTGGGATCTGAATGTGGCCTTCTGGGTCGATGGCGTCTGGATGCGGTTGGTCCCGCGCCCGGGTTGGCTGGCCTGGATAGCCGCAGAACAGGCATTTGTCGTCTGGAACGGGACCGCCTGGGATGTCGTCGGAGAACCGGTGGATGTATCAGATGCCATCTTCAGTCTGGTGAATGCCGTCGATCCGACAAAGCGTGCGCTGTTCTCGCTGTCAGGTATCAGCACCGGCACGACCCGCAGCTTCACCTTGCCGAACACCTCCAGCGAACTGGCAATCCTCGCAGGCACCCAGACGTTCAGCGGCAACAAAACCTTCTCGGGCACGCTGACGGCGTCGGGCACTGTCACAGTTTCAGCAGCGGCAGCATCCATCGGCACAGCAACCACGACGGCCACATATGGAATGGGGACCGGGGCCACGACGACTGGGGTCACCAAGACCCTGAATCTCGGGACTGGTGGCGCATCGGGCTCCACCACCATCGTCAACATCGGCTCGGCCACCGCAGGGGCTGCCGGGGCCACGGTGGTGAACACGCCAACCGTCACTTTCGCCAATGCCGTGACGCTGGTTGGCATGCCACAGGCAAACCTGACCGCCCAGCTCTTGGGGCTCGGTGGTGCGACCGCTGACAACTTCAATAGGCTCTCAGTCAACACCCCCGCCATGCTGTTCAACAACGCAGGCGCTGGGATCGAGGCGACCTTCAACAAGGCCGCGCCAGCCAACGACGCCGCTTTCGCTTTCAAGACCGGCTTCTCGGCGCGGGCACTGATCGGATTGTTGGGCAGCGACGATTTCAGCTTCAAGGTCAGCCCGAACGGATCGACCTTCTTTGATGCCATCCGGATTGACCGCAGCTCCGGCCGGGTCGAACTGCCCGAACCGCTGCATATGCCAAGCCTGCCCGCCGCCCCGGACCCGCCGCCTGCGGGCAAGCTTGCGGTCTACGCCCGGGATCGCGCAGGGGCGGGATGGCTCGACGTGCAGCGCCCTTCGGGCCGGTTCTTTCCGTTGCAGCCCCACTTCGGGGTGAACCGGATCGCAACATGGGCCCCATCGAGCAGCACGACGGTCAACACCAATGGCATGCCGCGCACCGCCGTGGGCACTGTGGCGACGCCAACGCTCACCACCATCGGTCTGGCCGACAGCATGCGGCGCTGGCGCGTCAGCAGTGCCGCAACCGCGAACGCTGCCGCCGAAGAACGCTCCGCAGGCTGGGTCTGCTGGCGCGGTAATGCTGATGGCTTGGGTGGGTGGAACTACGTCAACCGCCTCTCGCTAAACGTTCTTCAGGCCACCGGCATGGGCTTTTTCGGGCTTTATGGGTCAACTGCGGCATTGGCCACCACGCTGACATTGGCAGCTGCGGCGAACTGCATCGGGATCGGCTTCCAGCGCGGCACCCATACCAACTGGCAGCTGGTGCACAACGATGGTACCGGCGCACCGAGCCTGACGGATCTGGGCGCTAGCTTCCCGGTCAATAGCCTAACGAACGTGCTGACGCTCTACATCGCCGCCGCGCCAAACGGGCAGGATATTGGCGTGCGGGTGGTCGAGGAGGTCAGCGGCGCAGCCGTCGAGTTCACCATCACCACCGACATGCCTGCCACTACCCAGCTCTTAAGCCCGCGCAATTACATGAACAACGGCGCCACGGCAGCGGCGGTCGCCTACGACTGCTCAGGTGTTTACGTCGAGACCGATTTCTAAAGGACCGAACCATGACAGAACAAACCACACTGCTGCAGGATGTTGGCGCTGCCTTTCGCGACCACGGCATCACCGCCGCGATCACTGCGCTGATCGGCGGCACCATAGCTCTGCTGGCCGCTGTCACACGCAAAGCCTTCACCAATGACGCTATGCTGGCGCGGCTGGACCGCGAGCTTCTGGCCGAGCGCGATCGCGTAGACCGCCAGCGCGCCGAAGACCGCGAGACCGACGCTGACCGGCTGGAACGCATCGAGGCAGACATCCGTGCGATGCGCGATCTGATGTTCGAGGCCTTCCAGCGCGGCCGCACCAACTGACCAACACATACACATCAAACCGATCCACCCCGACCCGCCCGCAAGGCGGGTTTTTTCATGCCCGGCGACGGGCGAAAGGAGCCTCCCCATGACTGCCAACACCCGTGACCCCATCCGGCTGATCCAAAATGGTCTGGAACAGCTGGGCCATTCACCTGGCGCAATCGATGGCCTCTGGGGCCTGCGCACTGCCCGCGCGATGAAGGCGCTGCTGGCCGCGAATGGGCGCGCGGCAGCCGTCGCCCCGCTGGGCCCCTTGCCTTGGATCACGGAGGCCAAATCTGCCTTGGGGCGTCATGAAGCCCGTGATCGCTCCTGGCTGATGGACTGGTTGAAGCGTGATGGCCGGTCCTTAGGCGATCCGTCGAAGAACCCATGGTGCGGGGATTTCGTGGAGACCTGCATCCGCGTGGCGCTGCCAGACGAGCCCTTGCTGGGAGCGCTGGGCACCAATCCCTACTGGGCCCGCAACTGGTTGCTGTTCGGGCAGGAGGTGAAGCCGACACCCGGCGGGGTGCTGGTGTTCTCGCGCGGCTCTGGTGGCCATGTAGGCTTCGCCATTGGTCAGGACGACACGCATTTTTACGTGCTCGGCGGCAACCAGTCCGACGCGGTCACCATCGCCCGCATCGCCAAGTCACGCCTTTTGGGCGTCCGCTGGCCCGCGACCTATCCGCCCCGCCCGCAACGCCTGCCGACCATGATGCCGGGCGAATTCCTCGCAACCACCAATGAAGTATGAAGAGGAGAAAATCATGCTGAAACCTACAATCCTCGCGCTGATCCGCCAAATTCTGACCGTCGCTGGCACCGCGCTGGTGGCCAAAGGCTATGTCGAAGCGTCCGATATTGAACCAGTGATCGGAGCACTGCTGACCATCGGATCGGTGGTTTGGTCGGTTGCCGACAAACGGGCGAGGTAGAGCCAACTGCGGTGGAGCGGTCATTCGAGACGTCCATCTTGAGTGACCGCAGTGCGGACTTTTCTGCGGTTCGCTGCGCTTGCCACTAAGGGCCGCTATCGAAAATGGAAAAGTGCTCGAAGCAGTAGTTTTCAACATTGTCACATGGGAACATAGGCTTGTCGATGTGGCCTCCATTGCCGGTAGTTGTTTCGACAGATGGCAAAACAAACAGGATTTACACCTACACCTTGCAGGCAATAACGTAGGTAGGCAGGGTTGAAAATAATCCTTGCCTGACAACCCGTTCGAAAAGGCGTCATTCATGGGCGATTTTAAAAGGCAATTGCCTTAATCTAGTAGTAGAAAGGCGGTTCGACTGATGAAGATTTTCTTAAGCCACAGCTCACGCCAGAAGCTGCTCGTTCGAGAAGTGCGACGACAGTTGCCGGATTTTATTGATGTCTGGCTCGACGAGAAAGACATCAATTTGGGAGACAATCTGTATGAGACATTGGATCATGCAGTAAGAAACGATAGCAACTACGTCCTACTTTTTTTGGATGATTTTGCTGCAAAATCTGACTGGGTCAAAAAGGAAATTGAATGGGCACTCGATAAGGAGCTGAATGTAAACTCACCTGTGCTTCTCCCATTTGTCGTGGAGAAGTCGGCATTGTCCGTTATCAGCCAGTATGACCTCGATAAGAGGAAGTACATAAGCTGTTTGGATTTTAGCGAAGAAACCATCGCCTCGGCTTGCAGGCAATTGGTGAACGAGCTTTTTGCAATCTCTGTGCGATCGCAGAAAGTTCCGGTGACGGAAGCCAAGTCGGCCGAGAGTACTTTCCTAAATGCAGAAAGAACTTTTGCACGGTACGCCAAAGCCTTCAGAGAGGAAATCTACCCGTATCGCCGGGAAAACCCTGTTCGGAACGATGAACTACTGCAGTTGGTTAACTTGCATCATGGGTGTGACTTTAGAGATGTTGAGGGCATGCGTGCAGTTTTGGGGCGTCTTAAGGAATCCAATCAACTGCAAGGCTATTTTTTCGACCAGGAAATTGCGTTCTTAGCAAACGAGAGTGTTAGCCAAAAACGTGAACTAGGAGAAGCAGCCAAGAAAGCCATCGCTAAAGCTGCAGCTACAATGATCGAGGATGACATGGTCATCTGCATTGATGGTGGCTCATCCACGCATCAGATGGTGCTGGAGTTCTGTGGCTTTTTGGAGGCTCGCCTTGTCTATGGGGTTCAAATATTAACAAACTCAGTGACAATTGCTTCGGAGATAATGCGTTGCCTTACTGATATCGACGGAAACGAACGTAATGCTTCTTGTTCAGTGTTCTTGATAGGCGGGGTTTGCCGACCTGTGTCGCTGTCAACAGTCCAGCAAGACGCTGATGAACAGATATCCAAATTTCTAACCAAGGCTGGCGTGGAAGAATTCGATATCTGCTTTTTGGGTGCTAATGGAGTCCACGGAGAGATCGGACTGGCAAACAAAAGTAAGACAATGATCAGTACCAAACGTGTTATGTTTGAAAGGTCTAAAAAGAGCGTCGCGCTAATTGAAGGCAGAAAATTTGGGATCGAGCAGAAGCTGACGTTCGCGGAGTTTGGTCCAAAATTATCGATCATCACCGACGAAACAGCTCAGCAAGCATGTGACCTTGCTAAGATTGAGAAAACGGGTTCCAAGATACTGATATGTTAGGCTGAAGAAATGGCATCGACTCTAGTCTTTGATATTGATGGTACGTTGATTAACAGTGAGAAGAGAGTTCTTCCTGACAACATCAGCCTCTTACAGTATTTGCATCGAGCAAAGGGGGTTAAGATAATTCTAGCATCTGCTAGAGCGCCAAAGTCGATTGAAGTGATTAGGTCGCAGATTGAAGTCGAATGCGGAGTTGTTGCTTTTAATGGAGCATTCTGCTTCGCATACGGAGAGTTTGATGTGAATTCTTCGGCGCATCTTTCAACACCGCTCGGTTTCGAAGAAATTAGCCTCGCGCTCGAAGTAGTCAAAGGAAAGGATTTAACGGCGTCGCTGTTCTCTCGGGACGACTGGTTTGCAAATCGAGAAGACTATTGGTTGAAACGCGAGATTCGCGGTACAGGGCTCCGTCCAGATAAGATTGGACAGGATTGTTTGCTTGAGCTTGCTGCCAAAAAATCGGTCTATAAACTGATGTTTCGTGGAGCTGAAGCTGCCGTTTCTCAAGCTCTCGCTGACCTTAAGGCCAGCTGCCTAACGAAGGCGGTCAACCTATTCTCGGATCGGCCAACGATTATTGAGATAAGCCCAATTTCAGCGTCTAAGTACCAAGGAGTAGTGAGTCTGATCGACGCGGCATCGAGCGATTTTAGTGATGTGTTAGTCTTCGGAGATGCTGACAATGACCTAGAGATGATAAGTAAATTTTCGAACTCAGTCGCCATGGGAAATGGATCAATAGCAGTCAAGAAGGCTGCAAGGTTTGTAATCGAAGACAATAATGCGCCAAGTATCGCCAATTTTCTGACCAATTGGTTTCGTGAGAAATGACCAACAGTCCTGTGGCCTAGGTGGCACTATTGAAAAATGCCGTGTTTTCAGGCTCATGACAGAATCCAGACTTAGTTTGTTATGTATTTGGTGGTTGCGGTGACAGCCAACATCCATGCAAGACGCAGAAATCAAAATCGTGGACTCTTTTAAGACTTTCGCTGCAACAATCATGAAGGTCCACTCTCGTCGGAAGCTCCCCGACTGTTCACTGAACACAAACTGGCCGCAACATGTCATCGGTGTCTAGTTTCAGGGCACTGCGCCACAGGGGCGTCTTGAAGACGTGATGCACATGTTTGCCGTCGCGCTCTTCATGGGTCTGTACAAGCAGCCCTACCCATTCAAGCGGGTGCAAGACGCAAGATGAGAAGGCGACCATTTCGCGCCATCCCGCATTGTCCCAATCATGTTCTTCGCCATAGAACGCCGCGAACAACGCGCCTTCGGTTGTCCCGTGATCTGCCTCGACGTTGATCACGTTCATCCAGACATCCCACTTGCCGAATGGACGATCCTCAAAGCGCGCATAGGACGCGTGGTCGATCTGGAGAATGAAGAAGGGGACCAGATCAGCGAATAGCTTCCCCGGTGTCTGTGCCAGTTCCGTACCGCGCTCGGTCAGCCGGAATTCACCTTTGAAGTGCCGCCCCAATCGCAAGGTGATTAAGAGGTAATGCAGGAGCTCGAGCGGCGGGAACTCGTATTCGTTGATGACTTTGTTGTAGCGGAACATCTCCTCCGCGCTGCTGCCAGGCCAGTCAAAATGCTCCACGGCCCAGTGGACGAAGACGCGCTTGAACGCCTTGCTCTTGGTCAAACCGATGGCCCCGTGCTTCTGCGCATACTGCAGCGTCAACAGCGCTGCGCGCAGCAACGGCGAGTGCTTCAGGTCAGGATGGTCATCGTGGAAAATACGAAACTCGATCATGGCTGGATGCTGCCACAAGGTTTTAGAGCAAGCCAGATCCAAAAAGGCCCCCTGCTTTAGGGGGGACTCGTCAAACGTTGACAAGGCGTTGACAAGAACTGCACAAGCAAAAGCCCGACTGATTAGGTCGGGCTTTAAGCGTTTGATTT